GTGTCGGGCCACGCGTGACGTAGGGGGGGGTCTAGGAGACTCCTTAGAGGGGGTATATGGGCCGTTTTCATCGCTTGGGCGTGGCAGGGGGCAAGGGGCTTGGCACCTTATTCTTGCCGCGTCTGGCATTAACGTGAGGAAACAGACCGCACGCGTCGGAGTTCACCGTGCGTTGGATTTCCTTCGCCCTGGCACGCATCCAGAAGTGAGAGCGGCCATACATCTTTCCGATCAGGCGAGAGGACAGACAGCCGGGCAGACTGAGCGCCCAGCGGATGAGCTCGACGTGACGACGGAAGGCGAAGTTATCCGTGCAGGCCAACGCATCCATGAAGCCCTTGAGCATGACGCCGACATGATCGCGTGAGATGAACGCGTCGACCTCTTCGCGTCTGCCGATGTCCGTCGGGTTGAACGCCCAGTCTGGATGATTGGCGTCGATGTTGAAGACGTGCCGAGGTTGCGCCATCTCAGCGTAAGGCAGCACGCCGTTCTCTCGCATCTTCTCCTGGACCTTCTTCGGCTGGGCAAAGAACCAAGCGTCAAACGACTTGGCCTCCTTAGCCGGAGCCGTCAGGTCGTTGAGCCTAGCGCGTGTCACGCTGGCAATGTGAGCAAGGATATTGCCTAGGTGAATAAGCAAATCACATCAGCCTGCATGTGTTGTTCCAAAGCCCTGTCTTTGCATCGATTCGTAAGTATCCTTTGCGGACAAAGGTGCGGAACAGGTTGGCCTCATCCTTAGCCCGCAGCTTAGGACGTGAGCCAGGGCTGACCATCCGGGCGTTCTCCATGATCTGGTCATAGCCTCGGCAAAAGACGTCGAGCCATCGTACCTTGGTCAGGCTCTCGGGCTGACGCTGAAGGAAGCGATGCACGGCTTGCTCAAGGATGGCCTGATGTTCGGCTATGGTTCTCCGGCCTGACGCGGATCGGGCGAGCATGAAGGGCTTGGTCTCAGGATTGTCCCATTGTGCCTGGTAAGCCTTGAGGACGTTGACGCGCTTGGCCCGGGCAATCTTCTGCCGGACGCGGTCAGCCTCCTCTTGGGCAGGGGTGCGTTTCTTGCGGTAGTAGGCCATGGTCGTCAGATGCCTTTTGTATCTCGAGGGGAGGGGGGTAGGCCGCCGTCAAGGCGAGCCGTATCCCTTCCTCCCTCTCTACTTGCATGTCCCTGTAGCATACAGGGACTGCAGTAGAGACATAGATTTGTCATCGGTTTTGTCATCGGTTTTGTATAAGGGATTTAGCATTGGCCTTGCGGCCTGTTTAAGGCTGGTTGGGTGGGTTGAGGCGGGGGTGGTAGCCATCACCCCTCCAAAGGGGCATTGGCGGGCCAGCCAAGGGGGTCTAATAGCCTTCTCCGTCCGTGGGCATGGGAGGCCCAGACCTGACCCAGCGGATTTCACCGCGCTTAGGGGAGTGGCGAATGTAAATCTCGCCGACGGGGGAAGGGCTGATGCCGTCGGTCATACCGGCACGGCTACGGCGCTTGGTCAGACCTAGGCGGTAGATCGGCTCGTCCCCTGGGCAACGTTGCAAACACGCAATTTCTCTCGCCCAGTTGGTTACCTCCGAACTCCCGAAAAGTTGGTATGCGAGGTCGGCCATGGTCTGTCCTTCCTTGTCCTTGGATGACTTCGGCTTCCCGGTGTGGTGCATGAAGACGATGATGACGCCCGTCTCGTTTAGGATAGGCTGGATGATGTGGCGCAGGAACTTGGCGGCCTCGGCGGTCTCGGAGATGTCGGCACCGACAAACGCCATGAGAGGGTCGACGAAGCAGATCGTGGCCTGATGTTGGATGACTAGCTTGCGCAGCACGTCTCCGAACTCCTTGCCCGTGGCGACGCTCTCGCGGTAGATGAACATGCGGTCCTTTAGTTCAGCCCTTTGGTCTTCGTCCAGGTACAGTCCGTTAATCTGGTCCTGCATGCTCTCGGCCACGTCTCCGGCATCGTTCTCGGCTTGGATTACGAGCGTGCGCATCTTCATGCCGTCGTTGGTCTTGATGCCGAAGAAGTCCTGACCAAGCGTCCAGTTGATGGCGGCCTGCATCATCAGGGCCGACTTGCCGGTGCCAGCCTGTCCGGCCATGACCAGGGAACCGCCGCGGCATAGCCAGCGATTGCCTAGCACGTTGGTCGGGTCGGCTTGGCGGTCGAACTTCATCAGCTCATCGATGGGCATGCGCTGCGCACCTTGGCGGACGCTCAGGCTCTTGCGCTTATCGGCTAGGCGGGCATAATGCTCGAGCAGAAGGTCGGGGTCGGTGGCCTTTAAGGAGATCAGGGAAGCCTCGCGCATGAAGGCCGCGTCGGCGATCATGTCAACGTGCTCCTGGCGTAGTTCTCTGAAACCAGCGTATCCGGTTAAGTCAGAGATAAAAGAATGCTCTACAATCGAGCCGTTTGAGTGAAGGTATGTAGATACCGTGGTCTCGTCGACAGTCTTGCCGTCTGCCTGCAGATAAAGAATGGCCGCGGCTACGTCGTGATGCTTAGGCTCGAAAAAATCGGACGGCTTAAGGTTAATTGGGAACGCCAAGTTATCACGGATGATAGCACCGAGGAGGTGGCGTTCCGCCGGAATATTGTTCGGAGGAGTCATGGAAGAGAGGGTTGGGGTTTGTGGGCGTGGGTGCCCGTGGTCAAGATGCTTTGCGTAGGATGCGGTCTAGGTCGGCCTTGCGGTAGTAGGGGACGCTCCGCGGGTTGCGGAGGATGCGGACAGGCAGGGCCATGCCGTCGATGCGGTATTGCACGCCGCGGACAGTGCGCCGGTGCTTGTGGGCATACTCGGAGAGGGTGACCCATCCCTTGGGGGCCTTGAACTTCTCGAGGGCTTCAGCTGCGGCCTTGGCGGCGGGCCAAGACTTGAACCTGGGCGACAAGCGATAGATGAAGCGGCCTCGGCGGACGGTCTTCTGCTCGGCGTAGCCTGCCTTGACGATGCGGGCGAGCGGCAGAGAGACACCGGCTCGGGTCTTGTATCCCAGGAGGCGGACGACCTCCGTGGTCTTGTGCCAGCCTTGAGGGGTGTCGTCGGCGAAGTGCTGCTGCGGGGATGGCTGGCTCCGCATAAGCAATGCGGCGTAGTCCTTAGGCTTCATCAGATCAGGTCGTAAGCGGTCGAGCAGATGAACTTGCCTTGGAAGCGATGGGCCGTCCAGACCTTGCAGTCGCCGGTCTTCTCGTCGATTACCCCATGGAGCCAGCCGTTGCACCACTTGGTCGTGGCTAGCCTCCGAAGCGCATAGTCGGCTTTGTTGATGTCCATACAGCACATCGCCGAGACGCCGACGATCGCGGCCTCGAGGTGCTCAATCGTGCAGAGGGAGAAGTCGTGGGTGTGTCCATGGATCACGACATCCCCAGGGCGGCCTAGGGTGCGGGCGGTCTCGCGGGTTGCGGCCACGCCAGCCTTGAAGCCGTGCGTGCCGGTGAGTTTCCCGACGCGGAAGCGGTTGACCCCTTCGGAGTCCTTACCCTTGACCGAGTAGCGGTGAAACTCCTTGCAACCGATTTCTGCCAGGGTGTCGGTGTATGACTGCACGGCCCGCATGGCGTTATCTCGGCGGTCGCCGTTGCGGGAGAGCATCTGCTCCTCGGCGCGGATGTCGTGGTTACCCTGCATGAAGATCGTCGGCTTGAGCACCTTGCGCAGGAAGTAATTCCCGTGCTTCAGGTCGTCGGTGATGCCTTCCTCTTGCTCGTCAGGGGTGGCCCCGCGTCTCCAGGCGCCGAAGTCGAAGCAGTCGCCCGTATGGATGCGGAGCTGGGGTCGCCAGCGGCCGATGAACGAGGCCAGCGCGTCCTGCGTTTCTTCACAAACTAATTGGCCGTGGTTGTCTCCAGCGGCTACCCATCGGATGATGCTCATTAGCGGACGTTGATGTAAGGGATGGGCTTTCCGGCGTCGAAGGCCGCGAGCATCTCGTCACGGCGCTTGCGGGCGGTCTCGAGGTCGCTGGCGATGTTCTCGACGATGTCCTTGCCGCGACGACGCAGGCGGAACCAATAGCAGTCGCCGAGTTTCTGGAGGTGGTGGTTAGGGTTCTCGGCCTTGATGTAGGCGGGGCGGTCGTTGCGTCCGGTGCGGGTATACTTCGGGCAGGCCAGCAGGAAGGCCACTCGGTCGGGGGACAGGCCGACCTTGTTCGCCCAGCGCAGCGTCTCGGGGTTCATAGTTTCCATGAGCGGGCGAGGTTGCGGCCTTCGGTCATGATCGCGTTACGCGAGGACGGCCTGAAGATATACTCCTGGTCGAACAGGTGGGACGCACGTATCTCGGCGATGCTGTCGAGCTCTTCGTCGTTGGCCGGTCCGACCCCAGCGGTGGCGACGTAGATGGTGCGGACCTTCCAACCCTTCTCCCAGAGGATGTCCTGGCAGACGCGCAGCTCGTTGACGTAGCGCCAATCGGAGCAGACGACCGTCTCGGGGGAGGGTTGGTCGTGGTGCTTCATGACCGGGCACCAGTTGGCGAAGTGGCGGGCGAA